CATCTGCGCACGGCGGGCGATGTCCAGCGGAAAGCGAACGTCATGAAAGGCTGGCATGGCGATGCTCCGATCACAGGTTGCGCTGGCCTTCGGCGACGGCGCGGGCCAGCTCGGCGGCGATGCGGCCACGGTTGCGGCGGAAGCCCTCCGCGTCCGGCGTGGAGATGTTCATCACCACCTGCACCGGCGCGCCCTGCCCCTGCGCGCGCACGCCCAGGCGGCCATCCGGCCCACGGGCCAGCGGCAGAATGGCCTCCGGCCCGGCCTCGCCGACCAGACCTGCACCACGCGCCATCGGGAACATGAGAGGACCTCTGACTACCCCGCCAGCAGCGAATGGCATCACCCTGCCACCATGCACAGCAGCCCCAGTAGCGAATGGAAGCAGCCCCGCACCGACACTGCCGACCGATTTGAACAGACCGCCAAGCAATGACTGCACGGCATTGTTCAGCATCGTGCGCATCGCCGTCTGCATGAGCGATTGCGCCATGCTCCTGAATGCGTCCTTGATCCTGGCTGTGCCGCTGACCCAGCTCTCCACTGCAGTGGTGATACTGCCGGCGATGGTCTGACTGATGCTCTCCATCTGCTGCTGCCACTGACGACGCCTCTCAGCCATCCGCTGCAGCATCTCGTCCTCTACCTGTCGCTGACGCTCCTGCGCTCCCATTATCCGCTCAAGAGATGCCTCCTCGCGAGCATACGATGCAGCCAGTGCATCGATGTGCTGCCTGACCTCATCGGTCAGAGGCACACCTGCGCGACGGGCGGCAGTCAGCAGCTCGTGCTGCACACGCAGCCTGGCAGCCGCTTCTGCGCTCATGCCAATGGCCTGACGCTCAATACGCAATGCGGCAATGCGCTCACGAATGGATGTGAGCGCGCTGTCGAATACGTTTTTCCTGGCAGCAGCGGGATGCCTCTTTCGATCGCTAGGAGCCCCCCTCGCCGGCGCAATCATGGCAGGCTGCCTGACCTCCAGCATGTCCGTTTTGCCGCTCCTGACCTGCCGCATCTCATGCCGCAGGCGGGCCAGGCGATCTTGCAGGGCGGCCAGCCTGGATGCACCGGCAGCAGCCTCACCGAATTGCATTCGTGCGCCGACATCTGTGATCTGCCGTTCTGTCGCCGCAATCTCACTACGGATCAATGCAAGCAGTCGGCGATCCTTCTCCAACAGCCCATCATCAAACATCTCTCTGACCGCTCGCACGAAGCCACCAACCGCCTGCGCCGCTGCAGTGATGACAGGTGCCAACTCCACCAGTATCTGCTTGAACTGCACATTGAGCACGCGTGTCGCCAATCCGTATTCGTTCTGAATTCTCTCCGCGTTCTCCAATAAATCTCGATCTATGACCAATCCCATCTGATGGGCCTTCTGCATGGTCGCATCGAATACGTCGCTCCCCTGCTCCAGTATTCTGACCATATCCACGCCAGCACGAGAAAATGCCGCAGCGGCAATGGCAGCCTTGTCCGACGCAGACGCCGTCATGCGCATCCGATCAGCCAGGATGCGCAGCGCCTCTTCCTGGCTCGACGAGCTGCGGATGGCCTCATAGAGCGAGGCATCTATCTTCTTGAGCGATGCCGCAAGCGGGCCAGCACCAGCCCTGGCCTCACCCACGCGTTTGGCAAACGCGGTCAGCGACGCATTCAGCGTGCTTTGCGCAACACCCGCCTCCTCGGCAGCGACACCCAGCATCTGGTAGAAATCACTGCTCAGACCATATGTGCGGGCGCGCTTGGCAATCATATCCAGCTCAGCCATGGCGTCTTTCGCACCTTCAAGCGCGCCAGCAAATGAGAGGACACCACCGACTGCAAATGCTGTGCTCAGCGCACTGCGCACACTGGCCAGCTTACCGCGCAATCCATCCAGCTGACGATTGAGACGAGCGAACGCTGATGCCGTATTGTTGCGGGCAGTCAGCTCCAATTGGAGCTTTTCACGCAGTACCATCACCAGCCTCCTGCTCGCTCAACCACCTGAAGTATGCCAGCCACTCCAGGAACTCCTCCTCGCTCATCTGCTCGATTTCATCCACGGGACGTCGCAACTCGTGCGCCAGACGAAAAATGGCCAGCCTCATAGGCTGGCCAATCAGTTTTTTTCCACGGCCTCCGGATCAGGCCCTTGCATCAGCTCGCCAGCCACTCGGACGATCACGTCCGGATCAGCCTCATGCATCAGCTCTGCCCGATGACCATCACTAAATATTCGGCGACCCTGCTCATCCAGTGCCAGCAGCAGCACTGCCTCGACAGCTGCGGCATGGTCGCCGCGCTCCTTTAGAGCCTTCTCGAGATTGATGCGCTGCGCAATATTCGGCGGCCGATAATGGATCGTAATCCCCCACTCCGGCACCTCGATCTTGCGCATTCGTGCCCGCGTGCGCCAGTGGCTCGTGATCCTGTCGATAGCATCACTCATCATGCACCTCACGGAGCTGTGCCGATGGTCAGAGCACCGTTGCCCGCCAGCTCGATCGTGCGCTCGACGACGTCATCCTTGTTCACACTGCGCCCCACCTTGGTAACGGTCGCATTGCCACTCAGCTGCTCGCTTCCGGTGGCATCTCCAGCAGGATACAACTTGAGCGATACAGCCGTGCCGACGGTCAGGGCAGTCTGGCCAGCATCGTTTGGATCCCACCTCAGCGTGATGCTCGCCGTCCATTTCTTCCGACCAGCAATGTGGCGCTCCCATTCATCGCCCATCGTCGTGCAGTCGTATGTTTCCGCCGTCTCCTCGACATCCCACGAGACCATCTCGCCGACCGGAGACGTTCCGACCTTCACCACGCCATCGTTTCCACTGTAGCATCCAGGCATAATCACCTCCTGTTTTCGGGGTCATTCATGTTCGTCGCCGTTAGAGCGCGGTATTCCATCGTCAGTACACCGAATGTCCTTTCTCCCTGCTCCTCAGCAGACAGTCGAGATGACATCGGATACAAATCGCATGTGGTGCCACCGAGTGTTCGGTCCGTCGCCAGCGCCAGCTCGATCTTCACACCGAGCGCATCCAGGTCATCATCGACAGTCCGTGATGCGTGCGCCACTGCCTCTATGCGCACAGTCATACGGCGCTGCAGGCCACGCGTGGCACCGCCGGCCGCCATCGACTCCAGCTCCTCATCAGACACGTAGACCAGCACGACAGGCAGCTGCGCCCGCTCCAGTGGCCATACGCGCGACGTATGCACCGTCAGCCCCTGCGCCGACAATCTCGCCGCCACGGCATCCCGCACCTGCCTCCTGATGTGCGCCATCACACGGCCTCCAGAATGACGACCATGACACCAGTGCCATCAGGCCTCATGTCGCGCACAGCGTAGACGTCGCCACGCATCACGACAGCATCGCCCTGACCAGCGTCCGCCGGCAGATCGGCTGCACGGCAGACGATCTGCGGTTCGCTCGTGCTGATCGGCACGGTCGCATCCGATACCAGTGCCAGATGTTCAGCATCTACGATGGCCGGCAGATCTTTGGTGGACGATGACGACTGCCACTGGATGGTCTCTGCGAATTCGGCGACATCAAAAAACGCTCTCAGATCAGCGTCGCTTTCCACCGGCATCACCGCCTCGCTCACGATCTGCCGCTACCGCCCATCCGCGATCGATCAAGGCTTGCGCCTCTGCGGCTGGCGCCACGCCGCTCCAGCCTCCAGCCCGCCAGACGCCAGCCACACGCGCACTGCGCAACAGGACGATGCGCATCTCGTCTACACCATTACGCTTCGCCATCGGCCACACCCTCGAGTGCACCCGCATCATCGGCTGCGCCACCATCACCGTGCTGCACAGCATTCTCGCCCTTGCGCGGACGTCCTCGCTTGATCTCCTCGACCTTGCCCATGGCGATCAGGCGCCGAGCCACCGACGCAGCCACTTTCACCTTGTCGCCTGGGAAAACATCCTTGCCATTGATCACACTCGACCTGAGCACTCTGACGTTCACGTCCATTTACACCTCCATCGCGCTAGTGGCTGCTCCGGGGCAGCGCGCCCCGGAGCTCTCATCATCATCACGCCGTCGCAGCATCCTTGATCGCCGCGAAGCTCTCGGCATGGCGGACGGCCACGTCCACGCTCTTGAAGACCGTGATCCGCACCTTCCCGGTCGTATCCAGGCTGTAGGGATTGACGATGACCTCCAGAGCGCCCCATTCGCCAATCAGCAGATCGCGCCAGTTGCCGAAGATGATGGCAGAGAGGGCGGTGCCCGTGCCCTTGGTCAGATTGGCAGGCACCTGGTTGGTGGTATAGGCCCGATATCCATTGACCATTCCCACGCCCGGTTCCTGCTGCACGTCCGCCCAGATATAGGTCGCCTGGCCGGCCTCCTTCGGCGTAGTCTTCAGCTTGCCGCGCACGCGTGCATTGGTCATGTATGCGAGCTGGCCGACATCGGCATTGTCGACGGCCACCTCGGTCTCCAACTGCACAATGTGCTGCCACGTCGGAGCACCACCATTCGCGGCGATATCCACCAGGCCGATGCCGGTCGTCTGCAGGATGCCGAGCGGCTCGCCGCTCGCTCCCGATCCATTGATCGCTGCCAGATCGACAGCCGCCGCCGCAGCAGCAGCCAGGTCCTCGCGCACCAGCATCTCGACGTCCGGGCTCGACTGCATGAGCAGCTGACGGCTGATGACTGAATGGGCCGCCGCCGTCTTTGGCGTCAGCGTGATGTCATCGAACGATGCTTCGGACGGCAATGCAGCGCTGTGCTCGTCAGCCAACCAGTTGGCGCTCGCCCCTCCTGCCTGACGCGGGATGGACACGTTGCCCTGCAGCCCGCTCATCACGCGCGCTCCTGCGCGACGAACCATCAGGCGATTGCGGTACAGCTCGATGAACGCAGACGACATGTGCTGCGTGCCGACGAGGCTTGCACCCTGACCAGGGGCTGCGATGGTGATATCACGATGCCCGACCTGCACGTCCTCCGGCACGTAGAAACCCTGCGTAGTCCGACCGAGCTGTCGCGCCACCTGCTCGGACACCTCACGTTCGAAGGGCGCATGCGACCAGTCCTGCGTCATCGCCGCACGCATGGCACGCAGGAAAGAGTATTCCCGCACCTCGCGCTCGCTCATGCCGATGGTCGCGTCGCCGGAAATCGACGACGTCGGCATCTCGTCGCCATACCGGTCGAGGATCGCACCACGCATCCGCTCCACGCTCCAGCCCTCGCGGATCGCCTGGTCGGCCAGATCACGCATGTTGTGGCGCGCGGCCAGCGCCATGATCTCGTCGACGCGCTTGCGCTCGGCGGCCAGAATGGCCTCCTTCGAGAGTTTGGCATCCACCTCGTCCGCGCGCTCGACATCAGAACGCACGGACACATTGGTCGTCTCGGCAGCGACGTCCCGCTGCTCGATCACATCCGGTTCCACATCCTTCGTCATCTGCTCTCTCCTTTCGATGAAAATGACCTCGTTTTCGGCGACTTCCGCCTGCCGACCGATACCGACGGCGGCATCCGCCGGCACGGCCACCAGTGAGAGCTCGAACGGCTCCCAGTCCGTTACGCGATAGACCTTCACGCCATCCTGATCGCTCTCCAGCTCCAAGCGATGGACGCGATATCCTACGGACACGTTGGTGCGCACACCATCCTCTATGTCCTGCATGATGGCCTGCGCACGCTCGCTGGATGCCATCCGCACGATCGCATGACCTCTGCGATCGTCGCCTATCCATGCGCGCTCGACCACGCCGATCTGCGCCTCCGCGCTTTGATCGTGATCCAGCAGAAACGGCGCATGGCCAGACCCCAACCAATCCATGCGCACATGATGTGGATCGTGGCTCAGGATTTCCACCCCGAACCATCGCTCCACAGGGCGCTCGGAGCTGAACGTCAGCTCCAGACGCGCCGCATCGCCTCCATCGGCAGCCCGCACGACATCGATAGATGCCGCAC